CTCTAAAATTTCTAAATTGACAACAGACCCAATCACTCTCGGTGATATGTCGTTTATATATCCTTGCTTCTGTGAATATCGATGGTCTACATGATATTCCTTGCTTCTTTTTTCAAAAAGTACTTCATTATCATTGATTGATTGGGATGTCCAAAATCCTACTTCCATTTTGTATTTCTTCCAGTCATCTAATTTGTCAAGAGTTAGCCACACACCTTTTTTTTCCATTGTCTCTCTTAACTTATTATTAATCTCTTGATGATGTGCAAGCCATTCATCACCAAATATGCGTTGGAGATTGGTTGGGTTTCTTGTGTTGTTGAATATACGTTTGGCATTTATTTTTTCCAAAATAATATCAATATCCTCATCCGTATACCCTTTGTCGTAATATACAGAGCTCAGTAGCCCACACTTTTGAAAATAGTATTCTCGTGCTAATTTACTAGCTTCCTCTTCGGTGCAATCTTGTCTTGACAAATAATACTCTTTGCACCATTTGGATTTGCGGCGCATGTAATTACTATATTCACATTTCCATGTATGTGGATATTTTTGTTTATACTCATTCAATATATTAACTGAGGATTTCTTGCTTGACAACTGAAATTTTTTAAATAATGCTTCGCCTTTTTCTTTGCCGTGTCTCGCACAAAACCCTTCTAAAGATGTAGTCTTTTGAGATTTTAAATTGGCTATTTTTAATTCCGCTTCAATTAATGTAATACCGAATTTGAGAGATGCTGTGAGTGGATCATACATAACCGGAATTTTGTTTTGAAGACAATATTTGACTCGGGTATTCCATTTGTAAAATCCATCTTTTGACCATTTGTCTTTTATCGCCATTGCGAAAACTTTTATAGTTTTGCCTTGAAATCCCTCGCCATATAATTCATCTACATCTTTTTTGGCATTTATATTCGATGAAAATGCATTTAAAAAATCGATAATACTACTCTTTAGATTAGAACGTTTAGTTGCCATAATGCGTATAGATTTTACTTATCGCATTATGGCAACTAAATTGGGTAGATTATTCGATTTCCATAATTTCTTCGTCAACTGAAAGTTCTTCCACTGTCTTCCACCCATCCTTGGTCAGGAATCTATGATCTTTAGTCGCTTTGATAATATCACCATTTTCAAGCTCAATATCAAATACTTCGCTAGTGCCATTGTAATAAATTCTATTCGTCTCAACCGGCCCGTCTTTTGTTTCGAGTGTAATAGTTTTATCAGACTCATGCCAGCCTTTCATATCATGCATTTCAATATTCTTCCACGAAAACCCAAGTTGTTCGCAAATTTCATGGAAGTTCATAGGTTTGCCATCAACAAAGACTTTGGTATCCCATTTTAGGCACTTTTCGCACGGCATCTGTGAGGAGACCGTCATGTTTCTCATGCCGTCACGACGAATATTTGACATCAGGGCATCCCAGTCCATTGAAGGCTTTCTGGTAATAAATTCATCCACATCCTTCTTGTATAGATCAAGCTTGGAATATCCTTGAGCGTATTTGGATTTAGACCAGTCAGGCGCTGGTCCCTTTTCTTTGGCAAGCAACCAAGATGCCTCCATTAGGTAATATTGCTGGCGTTCCATGAACTCATCGATAGCATTAGGTGCTTCTGGTGAATCATGATTCAAGCCTTGTGTCGCTAACCATCCTGCTAGATTAGTAATGCCAATACCAAGCGATCTTTTATTCTTAGTGAATCTTTCGGCAGCAGGTGCAAAGTATAATTGGCGATCTACCATATCATCTAGCATGCGTACGGCCTGATGGCATACCTCACGGTGTTCATTTGCCGATCTGATATTGAGCATATTGACCGCCGCAAGCAAACACGTACCAATTTCACCATTAGGATCATCTAGGGATTGACATGGTTTCGTTGGTTGTAGGATTTCTACACAAAGATTCGTCATGTTGACACGCTCAGTCCATGGAGAAAAATCATTAGCAAGATCGATATTAAGAATATAAATTCTGTTCGTTTCGATTCTTTCTTTGATCAAAGAATCAAAGATATCATCTGCAGGAATAGACTTTTTAAATTTAATCTCTGGGTTTGCTTCTGCCTTGAGATAAAGCTCGTCAAATTCAGGCATACCAAACGAATCAAATAATTCAGGAACCTCATGATTCGAGAATAGAGTAATGTTTCCGCCTTCATTCCAGCGTTCATAGAAGATTTTAGAAATACCAATTACATAGTCAAGATGTCTTACACGATTATATTCGGTACCACCAACATTTCGCAATTGGAGAATAGATTCAATCTCCCAATGGAAAATAGGTGCATTGGCTGTACCGGCACCACGTCTAGCACCACCTTGTTGCTGAGACTTGATCGCATCTTGGAACACTTTGAGATATGGAATAACCCCACCATGAATAGTCTCGCCATTCTTAACAGGAGACCCAACACCACGAATCTTGCCGAAATCTAATCCAATGCCATATCCATAACTGGTAGCCCTCGCCATAATATGCGCAGACGAAAAGATCGAGTCTGCCGTATCATCGACTTGAATCAAGCAACAAGATGCACCTGTCTTAACGGGGGTTCTCCATCTTGTAAGCATTGGTGTTGGTATATTCAAACGACGCTCAGATACATCGTCATAGAATTGGCGGATATATTGAATCCGTTTCTTGGATTCATAATTTGCATAGTGAGACATACCAATACACATGAACGCAAATTGAGGAGTCTCATATACTTTATGATTGACTCGATCTTGAACTAAGCCAGTGCGCACGAGATGCTTCATGCCAGCAAAATCGAACATAGTCTCGTCTCTTTCGTGGTCAATATAACTGCCAATCTTATTGATCTCTTCTTCACTGAACTTGTTAATTAGCTCATCTGTATAGACTCCGAGGTCTACACATTTCTTGATGTGGTCATATAGTCTTGGTGGTGTATTACCACCCCACACTTCTTTACGAAGGCCATATACCAAAAGCCGTGCGGCTACAATTGAATAATTTGGATTTTCTAAAGAAATAAGATCTTCTGCTGACTTAACCAATGAGTCTTGAATTTCCGCTGAGGTGATGCCATCGTAGAAGTTAATCTTGGCATTCATAAGAATATCAATTGCTGATGCTCCTGCTACGCCTTTTGTTGCATGGTAGACCATTCTATTGGCCTTTTCTGCATCGAAAATTTCTGTATCTCCTGTCCGTTTTTTGACTAAAATGTCTTTCATGTAATGTTTATCGAGCATACGTTTTAGTATTTAGATTCTTATAATGGCTGAATCTATACTATTCGTTTATTTATTTTTATATTAATCTTCGTCTTCAATATCGACCGAAATCGTCTCATCTTCGAGAATGATTTCCTGGATTTTATCAAACAGGATCATCTCTGCTTTTTCGCTGTCGATGGGATTATCCGTCATAGATACCACAGTCTTAATCAGGTATGCGATGGCAACTGCACACTCTTCGATAGTTGTGTCTTTGCAAATTTTGACATCAAATGCTTCGTCGTCGCCAGACAATTGAACGAGAAATAATACATTTGAATCATTCGATGATTTCTTTACACTCATATCGATAATATGATATTGTGTGTATGCAAAATCAAGAAATGTATTGAATTAAAATGGCATTACATCGACATCTTTTTTTGCCGCGTACTGATCTATTAGAGCTCGTTCTGCTTGTGCGTCTGCACTTATCTTGTAAATAATCTGGACTGCATTTTGAACCTCTTTTAGCATATAGTCATTGATTATATTAAGTTCAATGTTTGTAACGTCTTCACTCTCCTCGTTATCCAAAAGACCAGAATCAATTAATCCTTGTGCCCACGACTTTGCCAGGGCGTCGGCGATTTCTGGTATGTCTTTGGTACTAAACATAGACAGATATTTTTTGAAGAGATAGAAAACAAGATAATTTGTTATATCCTCTCTAAATATTGACTTAATGTCTGAATCAAATTGGAAATCATCATTCATGGCAGTTTGAGATTCAAATGATTCAAGACGGCCAAAAGATGAGTCGCTTCATAAACCGCGTCAAAGAGTGCGTGGTGCAGTGGATGTTTTTCTGATCTTTCTTTTCGGAATTTGTTGTCAGGATCAAATTGAAGAATGGTTCTTACACATCTCTCTTTATTATATGGCCACGGTGATCTTTTGCCACAAAGCTTAAAGCTATCTTCGAGAATCGAGCAATCAAATGAAGGGCCGTGTCCCCAGATATAACTATTTGGCACTTTTCGAAACCACTCCTCGAATTTGGTAGTTGCGATGTCTAGTGTGACTGGATCAACAAGCAGCGCTTTTTGTATATTTTCTGGTTGTTTTTTCCACCAGTTCATTGTATTCACTTCAGTAGTAGCCCCTTTCTGAACCGAATCCAAAGGATCGACATTGGTATAGAATGTATCATACATTCCATTGCTATCAAATCTAACAGCACCTATAGAAATAATCGCTGCGTTGTGTTGTGTTGATAGCGTTTCGAGGTCTACTAAAACGTGATTTCTCATTTATATATCTAGGTTTGTTGATCTTTATTATCAACGAAGCGATCATATTTTTCAACAATAGATTTTTTAATTTCCTCACCATCTGCATTAACTGGCACCTTTGCCAATTTTCCCATAACAACTTCTGCAATAGAATGCTGGAGGTGATAATGAACGGGCTTGTTGTTATTGATAATTGCCAAAAGTAGGCAATGCTCGTCATCGGATAATTGCCTGATAAAATCAGTATGAAATGTCATATATTCTATTTGATTGGTTGTTTTTTAATTCTGTTTCAAAGTGATGTAATTTATTAAGGACGTTATCTTTGAATCTTGACATTGCTGCTGCAAAAGCTATAATAATGATGGCAACTAAACCATACCCTAGAAAGTCGTAATAACCAAATGAAAATGAGGACATATAAAATTATTTACAACAAGATGGAAGTCCTTTTGTTCTTATTTGGTGTAGTTTCGTCTCTCTATCAATCTGTATCTTTTGTCTGAATGCCACACCTCTCCTTCTGTCTGAACTTCGTAGATTCCTTCTGTGGTTGGGATCTGAGTGCCTTTGATCGGTGTCAGAATCGATGGTTGGTAAATTTTAAGAGGTGTTACCGATGACATGCTTTCCTGCTGCGAGTGTTTACACGCCAGTAGTTGTATTGCCAGTGCTATTAGGATTATCTTTGTTTTCATTCTTTTTTGGCGTAAAGTATTCACTCATATCTGTCATGAACCTTTGCTCCGATAGGAGATAGGAATATATTAAATCTGCCATATCCGATGAGTCGGTTGTTTTTTGACCCCGAAGCATTTCGATTTGATCGGCATATTCTTTTTGCTTCTCTCTAGATTTAGAATGGATTTCATAGTAATAATACTTGCCCTTCCATTCTAAAAATAGAATAGTCGCATCCAGAAGTCTTTTGATGATCTCTATCACTTTTCTTTACCAGTTTCTTTGGCGTGTAGAATGTTAAGTGCAAGAAAATCAATTACTTTGTATATTTTGGCAAGACCAGTTCCTTCTTTTGGTGTTGGAATGATGGCAGCAAGCGCAGAAGCAAATGTCACCAATGCCGAAAATACTTGGAAATATTGATTGTTGATTAGCGGTTTAAGTAGTTCTTCCATGAATCTACTTACCTGTAGCATGTGCATTTTCGCTAATATTCATCAAAAGTGCAGTTTGCAGGATTGATGTTCTAATTGGTGTCAAAGATATACCATGATCGAGAGCGCATTGACTATCTAACGCACAATTTGCTCTTGGAATTGGGTCCATCTTTTTATATTCTTCCAATGTCATATATTGCTTTTTGGGAATTTTATCTCCCATAGCAGAAGTCAATATGTCTATAATTTGTTTCGTTGTGATGTAACCCGGTTGTGTTAAATTGAATGTTTTACGGCTCGTTTGCAAGCTGAATGTCTTGTAAGCTGCACGCACGAACTCGTATAAATCAGTATAAGAATTCGTTGTATTGATTAATTTTTTAAAGAGGATGAATTTGCTGATAACGTTTTTTGGATGCGGTACTGAATTAAATGGGAGCCTCATTCTCCATATCAGCGCATCTGTATTTTTGAGCAATTTTTCACCAAGAGCCTTTGTTCCACTATACCAAGACGAGTTAGCATCATCAAAACAAAAGTTAGGTTCGTCTCTTTCGTTGTATAATTTCGTAGGTGATTCACCGATATCACACCGAGGATCGCTGTATATGCATCCCGTAGAAACATGCCCGAATTTGACATTGAGACTATCACATATTTCAGCTATTCTTAGAGGCATGAATGCATTAGCTTCGATGCATTCTGTTTTTGCATCAGGCAATTCACAAGCAGCGATGTTTGGAGATCCAGTGTACGCTGCGCAGTTAATCACTCTTTCTATGCCATTTTCAAGAAGATATTTTCTAAACTCTTCTTTGACTATAGGATGTCTGGCTGAATAGGTTTTGAGCTCTGGGGTTAAATCACTCAAATAACGGGCAAAAGCACTTCCAACATAACCATTAGAACCCAACAACAACGTCATGGTTTGACGCTGCCTCCTGGTTCATTCATGTCTTTTTTATTTTTTGAAGACCAATTAATCAAATCCCAGCCGTTGCTAAACTTTTTAGGATTTTCTCCTTTACGTCGCTTTGGTCCTTTGCCTGCTTGAAATTTGCTCATATGTTATATTACTAACGTCTCAAAATGAAATCAATGATTAATTGGGGCTTTTCGAAGAATTTTTTGAAAATCAAAATCACTCCTTCAATTACCTCGGGGCTTACAACCCCAACTATGCCGTAAATTAATGCTTTAGTAAAGCTACTGAAATCTGATTGCTCGAGTATGAACCATGAAATGCTACTTGAAATTCCAGCGGCAAGGATTTTTCTCACATAAGAACCGATGCTATACTTTGCATTGCTGTGTAAGATTCTAGCCAGCATACCACCGGCTCCTATGAGAGAAACAATCCAACCGCCTTCGGCGAATCGATCAACAATAGTTTTTTCTGTATCCATTTTATTATCAATACTTATTTAAGGTATTGATAACTATTTGGCTCGCCATATCAATTATCGTAAATATTGATCACATTGTGCAGGAGTTGTGGTCCGTTGATGAACATTTCGCCAGCAACCTTATTAAGACCCAACGCGGTATTGGTGCCAATTTCATCTCGGTGATGGCTCGAGAGAGCCGTAGCCAAATTGAAGACATCGTAGTTATTGACTTTCGTATAAACCAAACGCTGTTGCTTTGCTGGCATTTCGCTAAGATCGATACCACGATTCTTATGTTCGATGATAGTATCGAGATACCAATCAGGCATCAGGACATCTTGTTGGTCTGTAGTCAATACATCAGCAACTGCTTCCATTTCGTAGAATGATGCACGATGGTTCTTCATCTTTTCTACCCGCGGGGCAATCAAAGAAGATGCATTGTTTTCTTTGATGAAGTTAAGGAACTGACGCCCAACATTCTTTGTTTTATGGGCTTGGCGGTAAACAAGATTCTCACGAGTTGTCATCCCATTCGTGCACAGCAAACGGAGGAAATAATTTGAATATTTCTGTGATACGAGACCGATCTGAGTAGTCACACCAAATTTCCAAAGATCACCATCACCACAATTGATTTCATCAGATCCAGTAGTGTCAATGAAGAAGGTTGCATTCTCTGGACTGAAATAGGCACGGCTAATGCTATTTTCAGAGGCGATGATGCTATTCACCAAATCATCAATACGATCATCGTAGTCTAGCTGGGTCGCTTCAGATGGTCCGTCTTTGATCACACAGGTAATATTCTCTTTCTTGTCCGCAATATAACCAAACCGCTTGTTGCGATCGATGGTCTGCAGAGCCTCTTGCAACGGCTTCCAATTTTGATCTGGTTCCTTGAGCACACCATTAGTAAGGCGAGCTCGAAGGCCAATCACATCCATGAGATCGTTGAACTGTGTCGTATTGATCTTATTGTCGTGGATGTAAACGCCATCTTTGCTGCAATTAAGATCTGCCGCACTGAATGGCCGAACGTTGTAGGATTTGATTTCTGATTTGAGGTCGTCGATGATTTGCATGTTTTAATATCGCCGCTGGCGTGTACGCAATCAACTCAATTCTCAATCAGCACATACGTAAATGTTTCTTTTGCAAAGTCTTGTCCATATAAGCGGATCGCTTCTGTTTTGGCCGCATTATAGAACGCAGTCCATTGGCTAGGTGGAAATGTTTGACATCCTTCGGATGACGTTCCATTAATACCTCCCCTATGAATGTTGATTCCAAACCATCCAGTGTCCAATACACCACCATCTCTTTTAACTGTTACCTCACCCCTGCGTTGGCAGATCGCTGGATGTGGTCTACTTCCATTGTGTGTATCAAAGGCATATACAGGCCACACCCCTGGTTGCAGCACAGCAATCCCTTTACGTGTGCGTGTTTGCTTGCGATAGACTGATGGGTCAGTATTTGCGTTGTATGAAGCAAATACATTAGGAGAAATGATGAAAATAGCATCATCATAGATTCCTCGATCGTTTGATAATGGATTACCCATAGTCTTCTTATAGTAACCTCGAACTCCGCAAAACCACAGATTATCTCCTGGTTTGAAGTCTGGATACTTTGCAGCTACTTGGCTTAGTAGCTCTTCCTTCGTGATTTGAGGTCTGCTTGCTGGTATAAATGGCATGTAAAATACTTATGCCACAAATAGAAGGATATAAGTGTATGAAGTAAAATGGTGGCTATAACAGGACTCGAACCTGCAAAACTTGCATCCTCAATGCAATACGTTTACCAATTACGTCATATAGCCATGAAATGGTAGGAGCGACAGGATTCGAACCTGTGATGATTGCCAGTGTGTAAAACTGGTGCGTTCGGCCGCTACGCTAACACTCCCATAAAAAGTACCCGCAGAGGGATTCGAACCCCCAACCTCTTGATCCTAAGTCAAGTGCCTCTACCGATTGGGCTATGCGGGCATATGTAAATTGTCGAGACCTGATCCATCGTGTGCACTCGAACACACCTCCCGCACCGATTAACTGCGGTGTTCAACCTATAAACTTCGAAATGGGGGTCTCAGTTAGTCTTTAGTATCTTTCGAACGATACCATTAACTATTCGCGAATTGGTTCCCTGGGATGGAATTGCACCATCTTCGTTCGCTTCACAGGCGAAGACATTAACTAAATATGCTACACAGGGCATGGTAGCCACGATGGGACTCGAACCCATAGAAAACAGTTTTTGAGACCGTCACGTTTACCAATTACATCACGTGGCTATATGGAAAATGGTACCCAGTAGAGGAATCGAACCTCTATTCGCGGTTTAGAAGACCGCTGTCCTATCCGTTGAACGAACTGGGCATATGGTGGGCAGTAGAGGAATCGAACCCCTGTCTCAACGTCCGTAGCGTTGCGTACTATCCGTTATACGAACCACCCAAATTAACGAGGCCGTCTCTCCGGCTGTCACGCACTTTACCAGGTGGCGTTCGCCTATTCAGATCAGTATAATCAGAACTTAAACCCAACACCTGCTCGAATTGCAACGACGCCATCCTTGGCATCATTCTCTACAAGGAAATTGTAGGTTGCATCTGCAAACAGATTGAGGGTATTAGTAAGACTATAACTTAGACCGCCACCGGTTCGTACGGTCCATTGATCTGTATCGAATTCATAAGCACCGCCCGCCAAGCCATATACAGAAAGCTTCTCTCCTACGGGGACGTAATAGAGAAGATTACCACCTACGGTATAAAGGTCATCTGCTACACCAACAGTAAGTTCTGCTTTCAGATCGCCTACAACTGGAGCTTCAAGACTCAAACCTCCACCGACTGTTTCATCACCATTGTCAAGGACCACAGTTGTGAATGCCTTTGAAACCCATCCTGTGGATCCAACTTCTGGTGTAGCAGGGGTTGGAGGTGTTACAGGAGAGCCTGCAAATGCCATTTGTGTTGCGAGTGCCATTACTAGTGATAGTAGTTTTGTTTTCATAATTTGATTTTGTTGAAGATGTTATCTTCGTTTATATTATACTTTGTGGTGTGTGTTAAATCAACATCTTATTGTTTGTTTTTTAAAAATCAAAAGAAATTAATGCCTCTTTCTTTTCATCATAACTGCTACCCCCGCTGCTGTCATCAGGACTCCTGGGTTCGTTGGTTCGGGTGCGCTAATATGTTGCCCATAGCAATCCCATTGATTTCCATTCCGCACACAAATACCATCAGGCCCGTCAGAACCTAATGTATTTAATCGAAAAGAATTTTGCCCATTAACTCCCTGCACTAAAAGGAACCCGATGCTTAAAATTAGTGCCATGTTGAATTTGCTTTTACACCAAATATAGAATTTAGTAGGAGCTACCATCAAAGAAGTGCGTTGGGGCTCTTCTTGTTTAGATTGATTGTTTGTAGTGGTTGTATGTATAGTGTGCATGTTTTAAAATTGGAGGATGGCTTGAGAATCGCACTCAACAACAAACGTTTTGCAGACGTAGCCCTTCACTAGCCGGGTCGCCATCCAAATTGTGCGGTTCTCTCCCGCAGTCACTAGTTGAACTGATGTTGGATATCCTCGACATGCGTCCGTCTAGTCGTCCATGCCAAATTTAAATTAGTAGCTCAATACGTATCTGATAGTCACCCTCTCACCAGGAATCTCGAAGCTTGAGACGTGTTCTGGAGGATCTCCATCTTCGCCTTCCAATTCGATGTCATCTGTACCGTTATAACCTTCAAGGTCATCATACAAGTCAGAGATAGCTGATTCGATATATGACGGAAGATAACGCGAATTGTCTTCTTCTGGATTGATGTATCTTCGCCCTCGTTTAATATATGCATCATATTCAACTACAGTCTTGTCACCTGAAGGTCGTGTATATACACCCCCGGGAGTTAATGCTATTGCACCATTTCGATCATATCGTTTGAGAATGTTTTCAAATGCTTGAATTGCTTTGGATGTCTTCGCTGGTGCAGTTAGTTCTGCTTCGATAAAAATCGAATATTCTTCAGAGTCGGATGCATTTGATGCGATTTGATCTGCGTACGCTTCACAGATGAGAGATTGGTCGTTAGTGGGCATAAGAGTATTTAAGGTTAAGTAAGTTGATGTTCTGCAAGTTTGGTACAAAAATCCTTGATTGCTTTGTTATATAGTTCCCTGAATGTATCTTCTCCAATATCTCCTTCAACAAGATAATCGATATGATGTACTATATCTGCAGCAGTATCTAATATAATCATTGCTACTTCAAACTTATCTAAAATATCAGTAGGATACTTCCGAGCCTGCCTGAATTCATTTGGAACTTCATTGCTATTAATAAGGGACATGATTTCCCTCGAAATGTCAGTCAATCGAAATTGATTGTAATCAAAATGCCCTCCACTCATATTTTAGAAATCAATGATTGCATCGAGTGCGATAACCAATGCTTTGATAATCAATGCAAAGTACAATATAACTAAAAATCCAATGCTTGTGAAATAAATCAATTTTGGTATTGTAGTGATAATTGAGTCTATATCCATTATGTTGATTTGGTTGATTTGGTTGAATGTGGTGCGGTAGACAGGACTCGAACCTGCAACATTCTGAGTGGAAGTCAGACGCCCTACCAATTGAGCTACTACCGCGTAAACAATTATACAACGGGGCTGTTAGCCTATCAAGTCTTTTGTTGATGCTCTTGCGTAAAATGTGAACGTAATCGGAATTAGTTTCCATGTGTCGAGTACTTTTATAATCGGTCTCGTTTCACAATATCCGTCCCACCCCTCGACTACTTCAAATTCATCAGTTTCTTCCATGTCATATTCTTTCTTGCGAAGAATGAAAGAACCCGATTCTTCGTCATAAGATATTGCTTTGTTGTATTCTTCCAGAAACCACAGATCAGCATCAACATACAGAGTGTTTGTGCCTTTAAAAAATTTAAGAAGGTTTTGTTTGAATCTACACTCCCGAACATCAGTACAGTCAGGATGCTTGTATTTTACTATAAACCTTGGATCTGATAATAGTTTATGGAAATGATTAAAAGATATATTCATACTTAGAATCCTTCATATCTTACGATTTTCATTTTACCAAATCTAGGAATCCCCTGTGCAGTCTTTCCTTGGTATTTTACTGTGGCTAGCATCCCTTTGACTTTTTCGCGGTCATTAAATAAGCCACGTGCATATTCTTCGTTGCCAATAACTCCAGTAGAAAAAGCTCTACCGTCTTCAAGAGCCAATACTGCTTCTGTGGCTAGTCCGGTGCGATTACCTTGACCTTCTTTGATTTCGACAATATTGAATTCTTCGTCTTGGAATTGTTTGAGTTTCAGAAGTCCTTTCGATCTTTTATTCTCATAGATAGATGTAGTATCACGAATCATGATACCTTCATATCCATCTTCCACACACTCACTTTCATACTCCGCAATAGCATCGCTGCCATTTACGAACAATGTAGTAACCATGTTTATATGCTCATTATTACAAAGCCGTAATTGCTTTGTAACCAATTGCCAATTTCTTTCGTCGAAAGTTAGTTGTCGGTTATTTAGATCAACAAGATCATAAACATGATATTGAATATCTTTGCATTCCGCAGTGTGTTCAATTTGACGAACTAACCCCGAA